GGCTGCCCTTATCAATCTTAGCGCTGGTCAATTTACCGGTTTTATCCCGCAGCAACGGCGTTTTCAGTTCGTCGGGGTTGTCCGTCACCCCAAGATCGACGTAGATCATGCCCATACCCATGAAACCATCAAGGGTCATGGCTTTGTTAAACGCCCCACGCAGATCGTATCGCTTCATCGCTTCGTCGAGTTTTGTAATCTTGTCCGCAAGCGCCCCGCTCTCGGTGTCGCTGGCGCTTATCAGTTTGATCCATTTCCGCGTCATCAGCCCCGCGATAGTCTCGCTGATGTGTCGGTATTCCGGTCGCTGAGCCAATTCGGCAAGGTATGGGTAGCCGAGAAAATACTGCCCTTCGCCCCACACCCCAGCGGTTGCCCATGTCGCAAAGAATTGCTGCGCCTCGGGTTGGCCTATTGCACTGTCCATTGCCAGTTTAGGGCCATCAGGGATCACGCCCGGAGGCGGTTTGGGTAAGCCGGTGAACGGATCACGCGGTGGCGTGCCTGACCTCGTTCCAGTTTTCCGAGAAAGTTCGTCCAACATATGTTGCGTCACACGCAAAGGGGGCGAAGTCAGGTCTGGACGATCAAACACGGGGGCCATACGAGCCGCTGGGCTGGGTTGTGCGGCGCGCTGCCACCGACCCCTGATCGTCTTCCAGATATCCATCAACGCTGCCCCAGTGCTGCCAATAACTCGTTGGATATGGATATAGGCCGGTTTCCCAATCCAACGATAGAGAATGCTCGCGACAACGCGTCAATCTGATCGTCATACGTCCCGTTCGGAAACGCTGCCATTTCATCAATCAACACTCGGTTCCACGGCGCTTTGACTATCGCGAGGTTCCCGGCGTTGGCTTGTGAGATCACGGGATACGCGCGAGTGGCTTTATCCCCCTGTTCTGGGGTGATAATAACGTTATGTCCGGTTAAAAGCCGGGAATTTGCGAGACTTTTGGACTTTCCGGCGGCTCCAGGGTCTTGCGGTAGGCTGATTTTGACGCTCGGTGTGTCCAACCGATCTTGCGTGCTGATGTTCAAAAGCCACCCGTCAACCTCATCCGGCCCGCCCCTGTCGCGCCACGCGTCGAGGATGACATACAATCCACTTGGCAATCGCGCCATTTTAATGCGCGCTGACCAGTCGGGGTTGTTTGTGCCGATCTTTTTTGTCGCCGCAAAATCCCATCCACTGCCAATGGTCGCGCCCCGCAGGTTGGGCGTTTCGTCCAATATCTGAATGTTGGCGATCTTGAATAGCGCGCCTTCGGGAGATTTAGGGTCTTGCTGGAATAGCGATTGCCAATCCCGCATTGCGCCATTTTGCTCGTATTCGGCTTTCTGACTGCGAAGTTCCTGGCCGTATGGATAGTTGGGATCGTTATCCCACAACCATTCCCCTGGTGCGCGGCCTAACGGGTCATTATCGAGCGCTTGGGCTGGCAGGCTTACCACGCGCCATCTATCACCCTGAGCCGCAAGAAGCCTGCCGCCAAGGTCATCCTGGTGCCAGCGGGTCATAATGAGCGCGATTTTTTGCCCAGGCTTTGCACGCGACCGCAGATCGGCGTTCAGCCAATCCCAAGCCTTTTCGCGGTATGTCTCGCTTTCCGCCTGTTCACGGCCCCTCACAGGATCATCGATCATCGCCAGATCGGCGCGGAACCCAGCGATTGAGCCACCTATGCCGGTTGCCTTGTATTCCCCGTTATTCGTGGTCCCCCATAGGTCCACAGCATCACGGGTAAGCCCGTAGCCAAGCAGCGATGAATTCTCGACGATGATGTGTTTGACTTCGCGACTGATCTTGTCGGCATAATCGCCGGTATGCGATGCCCCTATGACGTTCTGATTGCCCTTGGCCAGCCACCACGCAATAAACAGCTTTGCGTAAAAAGATTTTGCCGATCCTGGCGGCATTGATACCATCAGCCGGTCATACGAGCCGTCAGACAAGCCCTGAAGCTCGTCGATTACCAATAGATGATGTGGCGCTGGCGTGCGGCCAAACGGCTTAAGTGCCTCAATGCAAAACGCCCGAAAGCTTTTCCTGCACTCCCTCCGATGGAGTATCAGCGCTGCCGCCTGCGCTCGCGATAGCGAGGAGATCGGCGTCTGTGGCTGCACTAACGGGGGTGGAGATGGCATGGTCAAACTTGTCCCTCTGGCCGAGTAGCTGCTTGCCCAGCCATATAAGCATTGTGGGGTTGCCTGCCTGTGCCCCCTGCCACTGCAACCGCCGCAGTGTGGCGCGGCCATGCTTCCGGCCCCGTTCGATAGCTTCGTTGATTTCCGGCTCAGCGGCCTTCCTGATGAAAAACGTCGCTTGGCATATACCCAGCACGGCAGCGATTTCATCAGGCGTGCATCCAATGGACGCGGCATTTTCCACGGCTTTGAGATCGATGGGCGTTTTAGGACGGCCCATGGGCTTGCGCTGATCTAGGGGAACGCGCTTAGACACTAGATGCTTCCTTTTAAACGGTATGGAATGTGAGACACTGTATCACGCCATACAAGTTACCGTCACTCGTTCTAACGGTCCATACCAACCCACCTAACCGCCATACGGTCGGCGTATAATGCGCTGTGGTCGGTCGTCAGGACCCGACAATCCGTCGGACCCGACAAAAGGGTGTAAACCCCCATGCAAAAGCTGATGGCCCCGATCAGCAGCGCCACACCCATCATCCTGATCAGTGTGTTCCTCACGGGCCGACCCTATCCACCAATTGCGCGTTGCATACGGCAAACGTTTTGCCGGGGACCACAAGTTCTTGCGCCGACATTTTGCAGATTTGCTCGGTCGGATAGGATGGCGGCGACCGGCCAACTAGCGTGGTCGTGCCAACGGCGTAAATGCTGAACGCCCACATCAAAACCATCACGCCGCATCCCCTTCCTCGGTAAACCCAAGCGCTTTAAGCGCCTCGACGGCTTTTACCACCCGTTCGGAATGCGCCAGTCGGTCGGCTTTCATCTTCTCTAGGTCGGCGGACATTTTCGTAACCCTATGCTCCATCGCGTAGATTTGACTGTCGATGTGTCCGCAGTCCTTACGGATGCTTTCGATGGACACATCGAGTTCGGTATTTTGCCCTTTGTATTCCCTGGAAATTCGCCTCACAGCCAGACGATTATCGCACGCGGCGGTTTCCATTCTCGCATCAGTCACCGTCGCGATAAACGGGTATTCCGGCGGGGTGTTCCATGATGTGTCTTTGCCGTCGCTACGCTTAAACGATTGCGCGACACCCCTCACCCACACTAAGTTTTTTGTCACGCGGCGGACAAGTCTTTCTTCCACACGCCATCGACCGACGAGCACAACCAGATCGCCGACCTTGATATTGTCCAGATGGTTCATTGGGTCCCCTTCCTCTTATTTCTGTGCCTCAGTTGCCTCTCAGCGGCGGCTACGCGGGCAGCGTCACAGTGAGCGCACTGACCTTGCGGGGCAAACCCTGAAACCGGCTTAGCGGGCTTTGCGGGCGGTGTGGGGTATAGAACCTCCATCATCGCGACACCGGTTGCTCGGGCAAACATCTGCGGAGATACCGTCCCCGCGCAGATATGTCCCCAGCCTCTACCGCCGCAGATAGCGCAGATTGGTATGGTGGCCATTTCATCTCCGGTTGTCAGGCTTAGCCTGCGTTATGTTATGTTACGTTACGGGTTGGGGTTCAAGTTTTGAGTTGTGTCCCCCTTAAATTCCGCCGTAGCGCCACACCTCTAACTCAGTTAGCGCATGATCCAGCGCATCCCGTAGCCGCTTGACCTCGGCCAGCATCAGTTCGTCGTCGCGAAGTCCTCGTCGCCTTGCGTTCGACGCCGATGCGTCCAATCCGCGATCACGTCGTCAACGGTGCGGGTCATCCGGCCCTCGCTTTCATCGCGGCGATGCATATCGCCAGTGGGGCGGTTGTGGCATTTCCATTAAACCAGCACCGGCAGAACATGCGTTTAGTATTGGTTATTTCAACCGTAGCAATCCACCGCTCTCGGGATGCACGCGCCAAAGAATAAAACCTCCACCCATCCGGCACCAGCCTCAGCGCGGCGTCGATCGAATCGGTGTAAGTCGGCGGTTCAGCGCGTTCGCATAATGCTATTTGCAAAAATCTAAGGCACTCGTCGGGCGTGGTTTCATCAGGGTCAATCGCCATCTCAATCGCCGCATCAAGCTCCACGTCCGGGCCTGTGGCGGACGTAAGCCGGGCTATCAGGTCAGTCATGTCCGATCCTCCGAAACGTTGTCACTGACACCCATGGGTTGGCATCCCATGCGCCGGGGCCGTTGATGGCATCCCACAGGCTGGCAAATTCGTTGACCATCCACTGATCAAACGCCGGGCCTTGGCCTCGAAATGCGCGGTGGTCTTTCCCCTCTGCCGCAATACCCCCCGTGGTGATATCATGAAGGCGCTCCACCCTGACGGCCTTGACCGACAACGTGATCCGGCTGGCCCAGCGCGGCATGTGAATGGAGGGTTTCGGTCTTGTCCAATCGCCTTCAACGGGATCGCCGTCCGCCCAATACCAGATCGGCGATCCACGATCCCATTGGCCGGGAGGTTTTGTGTCATCAGGCCATTCACCGCTAAAACGTTCCCGGACCCATAGGTGATCGCCAATATTCCACCGAGCAGGCGAATGGTCGTGCAACCATTTGTTGATATCGCCCGTGGGTTGCGGTTTCAAAATCCGCCGCGTCTGCGTTTTGCGCCCCGCCAGAATGGCGCGGACCATCGCGCCGCTGAACAGAATAGGCAATTCACGATGCGCGCCGGTCATACCCCTGATCTTGGTCGTGTCCCCGTCCTGGACTGATCGGCTGTTGGGGTTGATTGGGTTGGTCATTCTAACCTCGTTCGTTGGTCCATTCGGTAAATAGCTGACGGGCGCTTTCACAAGCCGCTCGCCATTCGTCGGACTGCTGCGCGGCGCTTTTAGATGGGTCATACAGTTCCAAACATAGCCCGCTTGCCACGTCGTAGCGCCGCCTGATGGCGTTTCGGTCTACAACTACCGCAAGGGCAGGGACCGACGCCAACTGGCTACGGTTGGGTTTGCGGGGCGCTGCCATAGGGCATAACATCCCCTTCAATCACTGTTTCGGGTTGTTTTTCAGGGATCGGAACGTCGGCCTCGATCCATTGGTAGGACCATGGCGCAACAACCATTGTGGTTGCCGAATTACATAAGTTATCCGCAATGTCGCCATCGGCTACGTCCGACGCACCCATAGCTTCGTAATTGCCATGGTGGTCCATTATCAGCAACACGCGGACGCGCTTGGTTTTTGCAGTCTGGCCAACGGCTTGGCCTAACGCATCGTTGGTCATTGCATCGTCCCCATATCGACTTGCATCCCCTTGGCCAGCTTTGCCAAACCCTGCGGCGTGATCTTCAGTTGCTCGACGATCCGATCAGTCCCATCCGGGTTTTTAATCGTCGCCACCTTGTGCGTCACATCGCCGGAATTTGAGCGGTATGCTTTGCCCAACCATGTGCCCGATCCGTTTTTGCGGTAAGCCCAGTCGTGCGATTGCATGTAGCTGAACAAATCCTTTGGCCGCACCTGCAACGCTTTTGCCGCCTCGGTCACAGACAGCGCGCCATCCGCCGTCGCGATCCGGTCCAGCGCCTCGGCCTTGGGTAGCGCCACGTCGAGTTGCGCCTTCTGCCGGTCGATGGTGGTTTGAAGGACCTTCATCGCCCGAAGCGCCAGTTCTTCCGGCGTTTCCTCTGCCTTGGCAACCATATACCCGCCGTCGCGGCGAATGGCTGGGATGACCTCGGATGTCACCCATTTTTGGAATGGACGGGCCTGCGGTTTGTCGCTTCGCATCATCAGCCGGTAAAGTCCGGATTCGCTAATGATGGTCGGCATCGCCCCAACAGTCCCTAACCCATTGATATTGCCACCCTCGATTAAATCGAGGGTATCCTTTTCATCATCATCCAATCGTCGGCTTCCATCCGACGGGTTGCCAATCCCAAGAATACGGCACACATCAACCAGCACGAACCACGGCTCACCGTCGCGACTAATCGTCCGCACCGGCTTGCCGTCAAAATTGTAAGGGATCAGGCTCATCGTGTTTTTCTCCTCGGTTGCTTGGGTTCACGGACTGGCGGCGGGTCAAACATTGCTGATGCGGCCCGACGCTCTAACCATGCATCAACGGCTGGCGGCGGGTTGCTGTGACCGTTGAGCCAGAGGCGGATGGTGCTTTCGTCCCATCCCAGTATTTTGGCTAGGCCACGCTGCGTCCAATGCAACGCGGCTAAACACTCACGGCGTCTGGCTAGTGTCACATTGTATCCCTGCGTTTGCTGGCTTGTTTGCATGAACACACTATTCCGCTTTATGCGGTTGATGTCAAACGCGAATTGCGTATCGCGCTATTTTGCAGCCGCCGGCAGTCGCAACACTTCCCGCATCTCCATCCATTCCCGCAGCGTCAACCCCGGCGGTGGGCTAACCACCTGCTCCCCAGCCAACAGCCTCCGCACCACGTCCAGCATCTGCGCGGACAGCGTGACCGCCCCAAGCCGGTAATCACGGAACGCCTGACACGCCATCGGCACCCACGCTTCGGTAATGCCCAGGATCACGTCGGCGTATGCCCGTATCTCGTATTGCGCGTGCGGATCGGCTCGCAGCGCCAGGAAGTTGAACAGGTTGTGAAGGTCGGTCTTCCAATACCACTGGGTATAGGTGTTCAACGTCAAGCTCATGCGGGCCAGTTCGCGAGCCAACCCTTTGCGATTTGGATCGCGGTCATCTCCTTCGTTTAACATCAGCTTGTAGCGCCCGTAGCTCCACTGAGCACCACCTCGCAAAAACGCCAACACTTCCTCCGCTTCCTCCCCCTCCAACACATCACCGCGCCCCTGCCGGTTGCTTGTAGCCTGAGCCGCCAGATGCTCCGGCGCGGGGACGTAGAACTCGTTGTCGAGGATCGAATATCGAGCGGACTGCTCGTTGACGCTGGCCATCCGATGCCTGATCCACTGCCGCGCGACGAAGATTGGCAGCTTCACATGGAGCTTGATCTCGCACATCTCGAACGGTGTGGTGTGCCGATGACGCATCAGATACCGGATCAGCGCCTCATCCTCGCGGACCGATTTGGCCCCCGAACCGTAGGACACGCGCGCGGCCTGCACAATTGCCGCGTCGTCGCCCATGTAATCGACAAACCGCACGAAGCCGTGATCGAGCACAGGCGTCGGCTCGCCAAGGATTGCCTCCAAGGCGGGCACGGTGGGGCGTTTGGTGGTATTCATTGGTCGTTCTCCCTATCCAGTTTGAGGATCGCTGCTTTGAGGTAGTTCGCTGTGTCTAGCGTCTCCTCATATGCGTGTTGCAGCCAATCGCGCAGGCTCAGCCCGGCCCCGTCCAGCGTCGTGCCGTATTTCGCGATGCCAACCTGTGACCGTTGCAGCAGATCGGCGCGGACGGCCTCGACGACGGCATCGCGAGGTTGCGCCAACGCGCGGATTTGGTTTTGGCGGTATACCGCGTCGGCCCAAAGTGCGCGCTCTTGGGCAATCAATGCAGCGTCTTCTTCATCTTCACTCACTGCCTTAACTCCTTGCTATCTCAAGTCCCATTCTATTGGGTGGTGTGTTCTGGGTTTTTGACATATCTCCCCCATCCGACGGTCAAATCGTCAATTTTCGTCACGGTTCCTAAGTAGGAAGACGACGCCGAAGCGTCGCCCATTCCACCGGTATGGAGCCATCCCGAGCCATCGACAGCAGCTTTGAGGCGTCCCTGTAGGGTCAGGCGGTTACAGGGTATGCGGTGTTGCAAGCGCCTCAGTATCTCCCCCTTGCGGGGCTGGCGGTGTTCCCAGCGGCACGGCTGCCGACCGATGGGAGTTGCAGTTGTTCTGCCCAAAATGTTCAGTCCGGGAGGTTCACCTAATGCGAGTAGGGCCGCGCGGTATTAAGCCCGATCCGCCAGCAAACAACGCGCTGGAACGAACTCAGGCGAATATTCACGAATGCCAGCGGAATTTGACTTGATCCATCGGGGGCGGCGTGCCAATTTTGGCGCATCGCTGTTGCCCTCTGGATTGACGCGCCCGCTACGCTCAATCAGTGGTCAAGGGACCTGAGAACCCCTCGACATAGGTATCATTCAGCACTGCGCCCGCCTTGTCAACACCGATGAGGCGGGCGCTTTCGTTTTACGGCGGAGTGTCGATGAAGGACGCTATGCGTTCGAGCCACATTGCGACGTGATCCGGGATCGGCGTAGCCCCTGCCGCCCATCTGCGAACCGTCCGGTCGTCAACGCCAATGACCTCGGCCAACTGGCGCTGCGACCATTGGAGCACATCTACGCACTCGCGGAACCGGTCAGGCGTCATTGGTGTCGGCCTGCACCAACGATCTCCACGTCTGGCAGTCGCCTCCGGCGTGCTGCGGAGATGACCAGCCGGTTGCCAGCCATACCGGCACGGGGAACCTGCATTGCCGCCATTCCGTCTCGGACTGCGGCGGGACGTAAACGCAATCGTTGCCCCACCAGATGCACGTTCCGCATTGGCGTTTGGTCTGTGTCATTCGCCGTTCTCCATCTCGCCATCTTCCTCGTCTTCGACAGACGGTTTTTCTTCGGCAAATCGCGTATCTGCATCAGACATCCGTCGATGATGCGCTTCCCGCGCCTTTCCTTCCGGCGTCGCGCGCCAGGCATCAAATCGGTCGGCTTCTTCTCTCAATTCCTGCTCACGCAGCTTGAACGCTTCAGCCAACGTCATGATTTTACCCTGCGGTTCATCAGTCATTCGAATATCCCTCCAAGTCGGTTGATCCGGTTTACGTCGCACTCGCGCGGGGCGAACGTGATGCTGCGACCCCACACGTCAACGTTGCCCATTGCGTCAAGCCGTAGCGGACATGTCGGGCCGCCCATGTCCGCGTCGTCACCGGCCAGATATACGCGCCCGTTGGTGATCTTGACCTCGATATACGGGCGCTGCTGCCAGCCGTCGGGGTAGTTCCCAAGCATCCATTGACCGCGAATCGTGTAGACGGACGGGGCTGGCAGCGGCTTCAGGCGACGGACGATCACGCGGCTAAGATCCGCTGTGTGATTGCCGCGCGCGCCTGATTGACCGCGCCGGGTTTCGTCTTGGCGAATCCGCAGAAATCATCAATGCCGAACGATGGCGCGCGCCATTGCCAGCCGCTGCGATACGTCTTGGCGACCTCGACGGCTACCAGAGCCGCGCGGGTTTCCGCCTCACGTCGTTCATCGTCGCATTGTGCCGCGCGTTGGCGGATTGCGCTGACTGCTTGGGAATCCGTCAGCCGTGCGAAATACGCGCGCGCGCCAGTTTCGTCGGACTCCAGAAACCGCTGGCCGTGGGTGGTATTGTCTGACAGGCAGTAGGTCACAGCCCATTGCGCCTCCTGCCAGCGCGCGCACGATCCGGCACTGACGTACCCGCGTGTCTCATGCGCGATGGTCACAATAGGGCATCCGTGGAGCGCGGCGGGCGCCTGAGCGACGATGGTGCGGTCAGCGTCCAGACCCTCGGGGGTGCGGCCTTGAGCGAGCCGGACCTTGCCTTCCGGCACCGGCGGCATCGTGTCACGCGTATATTCGGTCATGGTCACGCCCCCTTTAATACCTGCCCGAGTTGGTGGGCCGTCGCACGGATAAGAAACAGCGGTGACATCGTAGTGGCGCTGTCCCGCGAGCAAACTACAATACGTCCCGACGCGATGAACTCTTGCACACGCTTCAACGAGTCCAGCGCCGCGATTATGTCGGCGCGCTGCGATTTTGTGAGCTTGGCCATAGTTAGGATTCCTTCGGTTGCAGGCAGTCAATGAGACCGATGGCGGGCCATCAGCCTAGGCGATTGTCTGTCAGGATTTCGTCACGAGTGTCAGAACATAGGGGCCGAAGCCCCGTTAGTTAAAGATAACCGTAAAACCGCACGCCGCACCGCATGTAAATTTGGCTCAGCCCGTTCAAGATTGAACGATCACCTTCAACCCAATTGCTCGGAATTAACCCCATTTCCTGAAACATTTCGTTGTTTTCAGCTTCGCACGCCACGACGTTTGTGCAGTCGTAATTGCGCTTAATAAAAGCTGTGTTTTTGAAGACTTTCATCTGGGTAATCCCTCGATCTGGCTGGGCTAATCCCCTCGCCGTGATGTGTTTATGCCGCATAGCGCGGGATACGTCAACAGATAATTTGCGCGTGTGGCAAAATTATCTAGGTATCGCCCACGAAAAAGGCCCGCCCCCTCTGCAAAAGGGAACGGGCCGGGTTTTAGTGCGCCGCCCCCTCGGCAAAGGGGAACGGGCCGGGTTTTAGTGACAGACCGATTTTCCGAGCGGGGTCTGATGGAGAAAATACTCACGCTTTGCCGGAATATCAATGACAATTCGCCATCCCGGCGCACAAAAAAATGGCCCGACCGTTAGGCCGAGCCAAGTTTAGGGAGAAGAAAACGAACCAACGATGTGACAGCCGAAGCGTCACGCACGAGAGCATGATGGGCGATGAGTGGGTAAAGGTCAATACTAATCTGCCGCATCCTGCCCCGGCTCACGGAAATAGGGGTAGGCTTTCCGGCAGTGAGGCAGGCAGTAGGACCGGCCCGACAGCGCGGTATCGTCGCACATGCGGAACCCTGGCTTTCCTGGCTCACCTATCGGCCAGCAACACACCGTAGCGCGTCGAAATAGCACGGGCGGCGGCACCTGCGGGGGCGCGACATGGACGGGCTTTGGCGGCGTCCTGATCGGAACCACGACGGAAATTTCCGAAAGTTTCGGAAAGTCCGTTTCCGGTTTTTCCGAACGTTTGGAAACTTTAGGTTCGCTCGCCACCATTGCGGGCAACGTGATTTTCGGAGCGCGCGGCACATAATGGCGCTTAGGCTTAAACGCGTCAGCCGGATCGCGATGCTTTGACGGGTTAGGTCGCGATGGAAGATTAAGCCGATGAGCTAGGCCAATGACGGCATTTTTGGTCAACCCCATCGCGTCACCGATCTGGGTAGCGGTTAGTTTTGGCGTTTGGCCCCACAATTCCCGAAGCCGGTCGCGTGTTTCGTCGGTATGCCAAACTGTTCCCATTCTCAATCCTCACGTTAAATCAATGCAATCAGCCCGAACGCGCACGATGCCGTCAAACGCTGCTAACCTTGATCGTGTCCCGTGATCAGCGACAGCGCCTCGGATTACCGCTGCTATGCTGACCGGCTGATAGCCTGCCATCAGCCACGCATTGAGCGGCGCTAGGTCGCCTCGCCATGTCATAGGCCACCCAGTAGCCGCAAGGACCCATCCGAGCCACCCAGCCTCGTATGAGGCGGCGGATAAGCCGTCTGTGTCGGGCAGCCCTGCCAAAAACTCATCAAGCCCCCACGGATCGGCTGATAGGTCAGTCGGAGGCTCGTCACGATACCTCTGTTGGTTAAGCCACGTTGCCGCCATGGGCCGCATGGTAGGGTCTGGTGCCGCTACCGTGTTTTCCAGCCCATCCATTATGTCGTCAAGCGATGCCGTGCGCCGCGCCTTGTGGAACGCTTGTATGGCCGTTTGACGCGGGTTGTTTGGTCGGTGCATTTTCGCCCGCCACGCAGGCCAAAACGTCTCGTCAAACTCCGCGCATATCTGCGCATCGGTCAAGCGCGGCCTCGGTTGAACTGGCGCGAAAAACGTCATCTGTCCGGCGGTTTGTCCGCTCATTTCATCCTCCGTGGTGCCGCCAGCCTTCCGACCGGCGGCAGTTGGATCAATCGGAAGTTTCGTCCATATCAGGGAAATGAGCATCCCGTTCAAACTGCAACGGGAGTTCCTCGGGAACCGGATCATCGACAGTTGCCATATTTTTGGTCGCCTGTCGGTAATAGGTAGGCTTCAATTCAATCCCGATGCCACGGCGTCCAAGCCTGACAGCCCCATAAACCTCGGAACCAACACCCATAAACGGCGTAAGCACGATTTCGTTCGGGTTGCTCCACAACGTCACCACACGCTCGATAACGTCCAATTGAAGCGGATGAACGTGCTTTTCATCATCCTCGTCTTTGGCCGACAGGAACGGCAGCACTCGACCGATGCGAATGTCATCCCAGAATGCCGACGCGTATTGCCGCCAAATCCAATGAGAATATCGGTTTTCAATTTGGTTTCCCGTCCACCCTCGATATTTCAGAATGTTCGCGGGCGGCAACCGCTCACCGGCATACTCGGTTAGGCCGATGGGATGCGTGATGGGAATTTTGTTTTCGCCATCACGACGAAACACCAAAAGATAATCCGCCGATGCCACGCTGCACCGGCTGCTATCCTCGACAAGAGACCGATGCGCAAGGTTTTTTGCCATAGTCCGGTTACGAACCGCTAAAGGCTCTTTCCACACCGCATATCGGGCAATGAACTTCCACCCGTGTTTGACATGCAACCGGATGATGTCCCCCGGAAAATCGATCAAATGATCGGTCCCGCTGTTCCCGCTGGGCACATCCATGCAATGCACCGCCGTTTGACGGCCCGGCATCGTCAACCGGGCAAGTTCCTTCACGACAAACTCATAATGCCGGAAAAATTCGTCGTAATCCAAGCAATTGGATATGTCCCGGTCGGAACTAGAATATTGAAAAAGCCCTCCAAATGGCGGGGAATAACAAGAAAGCCCAATCGAAGCGGATGGCATTTTCATCATAACCTCGATGCAATCGCCATTATAGATTGCAAACCGTGGGGTTATTTGTTGGTCAATTACAGCCATGACGGCATCTCCTCTTGTTGATTAAACTGAATTGAACGGTCCACCGCAATAGCATCGTTCATGTAGGTGACCAGTTCCGAGAACATCCGGTCTGCCGCAATGCTTTTACGCTGTAGGTTGGAAAGAATAGACTTTTCACCTTCGGTTGTGATGATGTCCGAGATTACGGGTAACTTTTGCCCGAACCTCCAACACCGTCTTATGCCCTGGTAATACTCCTCGAACGAGTGCGTCGGAAACGACACGGAATGAGCACAGTGTTGAAAGTTTAACCCCCATGCGCCGATCTTGCCTTTCGTCACCAAAACCCGAGCCTGACCGGACAGGAATGCGGCAAACTTTTCCTCCTTCATGTCGTCGCTGTCTTTTCCCGACACCTGAACACTATCTGGAATAGACCGCTCCAATAGATCGCCCTCGTCGTTCAAATGGCACCACACGATAGCGGGCTTGCCCGTGCTGTTGACCAACTCCGCAGCGGCCCGGCATCGATCCGGCAGCGTCCTTCGCCGCTCCTCGCGCTGCTCATGTAACCCCACGGCAGGAAGCGCAAACAACATTCCATCCGGCAACTGAGTAGTGTCCACAAAATGTTGACGCTCAACCAACGGCGGTAATGCAAATTCGGCATCGCTGAAACCAAGGTCGGAAGGTCTTCGTGTGGCGCGTGCCCACGAGCAAACCCACTTCCAAAACGGCACCGCCGCATGGCCTTTGAACCGCCACTTTGCCGCCTCATCCAATTGTGCAAACGATTTCCCGCGATGCCGGATGACATTTGCTTTGATAGAGTTCCCTTGGTCATTTTTGAAAAACCTGGACAACATGTCCATATGGCCAAGGTAGCCCAGCGCCTCGCTACTGGTGCCCAGTTCAATGTATTCGTTTGGAGCGGCTGTCGCCGTGCACAGAAGGCGATACCGCTGGCGTCGCATGAATTCCATGATCTGCGACCGGCGAACCCCGTCAAACGATTTCAGGATTGAGCTTTCGTCACACACCGATCCAGAAAACGCGTCAGGGTCAAAATAATGCAACCGCTCGTAGTTTGTGACCGTGATGCCGGGGTGCACTGTCCCGTCGCGCGACACCCTCGCCTCTATCCCAAATTTATGCGCCTCGGCCACAGTCTGACCAGTTACAGCCAAGGGCGCTAAAATCAACACGGGTCGGTTAGTGTGGCGGACCACATTTTCCGCCCAGGTCAGTTGCATCAGCGTTTTGCCAAGGCCGCAGTCGGCAAAGATTGCGCCCCGGCCTTTCAACACCGCCCATTCCGTAAGAGAGGTTTGAAAATCCTTCATACCATCTGGGCAAAAGTTCATGCGGAACCCGTCGTTAGTTCCAACCTGAGCCTTCCCCTCTAAAAATTGAGCATAGTCCGACAAGCTCGTTCTCCTTGTTTTTAGTATTGGTTCCGTTGGTCGTTTTTAGGCCCCATATCGTGAAACCTATTTGCCAGTCTGTCAAACGTTAATATACCGATATCCCGCCCGTCGTCGTCCGCCTCCCGCATTTTCATCGGGATAATCTCTGTTACATTTCGCACGCCGTTGGGGTATGGGTCACGGGCCTCGGCCCATTTCCGCCTAATCTTTGCGAGCACTTCCCGGCCTTTATCGTTGAGCGTGTCAGGTTCCTCGGGCGGGGATGGGTCTAGGTATAAAAACGGGCGGTAAACCCCGAACGCAAAGTGAGCGTGAATTTTCGTGTTCCACGGAATATCCTGCGGCGTCGGGCGCGCGCCCTTGGCGTCTTTTTCCCGCGAGGAATTCGTGTGCATCAGCACGAGAATGCACACGTTCATGTCCTTCGCGCCTTGGTCTTTTAATGCTTTAGCCGACGCTACGGCAGTCCCGAACATCTGGTGCGGCGCGACCGAAAGAAAGTCCGAAAAATTGTCCACGATGACTAGTGCGACGGGACGGCGGGATTGGACCCTGCGGATATCCCCGAGCACCCGCCCAACGGTTGACGCGCCCGTGTCTGAAAATTCAATCGGAATTTCTGCGGCGGCGTTCCGAGCAATCAGCACACGTTCCGCTTGATCCATATCCGCGTCACCACGGGCGATAACGCGGCGTGGGACGGCTGCAAGCCTCGCGGCGGATCGTGTGGCCATCTGTTGAGCCGTCATGTCCCCAAGGCAGATATAAAGCACGCAGGGGCACATCCCTTTTGTCCCCTGGTCTAGCCACCCCTGTCGGGCGTTCGCCGCCACCCCCTCGGCAATCTGTAAAGCAAGTTCTGTCTTCCCGCCTTCGGAAGCGCCGACCATATAATTAAGGGTGTTTGGCCCTATGCCACCGCCCATCACACGGTCAAGGCACGGCAATCCGGTGCTTATCAGGCGACCAACGCGGCCCGCTGCCACATCTTCCATGCGGTCGATGACCTCATGGACGGCATCGGCAAATTGGACGTTCCCACGCCGTTGAACCGTTCCTGGCGACGCCTGGGATACAAGCAGGTCGATATCATCTGCCGCTCGCGTAGCCGTCGCGGCCCCGTCTACCGCCTCGTCAATACCAAACGCGCTTTCGACCATCGCGGTTCCAACGCGGATCAATTCCCGCCGAAGCCAGCAATCGTAAATCGCGCGGCCATACTCCGTGGCGTTAATGATGCCGACCATCGCGGACATAAGTTGCGCGAGGTAGCGCGTCCCGCCGACGTCATCGAGCACGCCAGAGTTTTCAAATTCGGCCTTGAGCGCGACGGCATCAGCAATTAACCCAGCTTCAATTCGGCGCTGAATGGCGTGGAAAATTCGGACGTTGATCGGATCGGCAAAATGCGCGGGCGTTAGGAACGATGCCACCCGGTCATAGGCGATGGAGTTGGACATGATTGCCCCGAGCAGAGCCTGTTCCGCCTCGATGTTGGCCGGGGGAAGTCGCAGGCTCGCACCGAGCAACGGGCTATCCGTGCGCGGTTGGTATCGTTGGTCCATGTGGTTTCCTTTGCTTCCAGCCGCTTCCGGGCTGGTATTAGCGCCCGGTTATGCGCTCGACGCAAGCGCGGATCGGGTCCGGAGTTTGGGTTTATGCGTCACCGCGCCGGGCAGTTCTTCGACCGTCACCAATGTTGATCCAGCCCCGCGAGGCGCTGGCGATTGCCGCAACACCAACTCAATATGGTCGGATGTGTCGTCATCGATGATCCCTAGACCGTTGGGATGCGTCGGGGATGGCGCGCAAAGCACGTCAAGTAACCCCTTGCATGACGCCGCCAAATTGTCAGGGTCTAGTCGCCCGGCGCTGCACCGCTCCACGGTAATCCGAGCGCGGGCAAACGGTGGGTGGGGGAAATAGCGCGGCCCCCCAATCCCAACCATCACCTCGTTGGCCAGTCGCGTTTTGTCGCTGCGCTTCACTGCCCAATGTTTCCGGTCCCTGACGTTCAGGCTTTCGGTCGCGAATGGGAGGACAAACGACAGCGACCGCATCACATTCCCAACGAGCGCTTATAGACATCAAGCAGCGTTTCCATTTCCGCGACCTCGGCATCGTCCTTTTTGCGCAGCGAGATCAGTTGGCGAAGAACTTTCACGTCGAAACCTGCGGATTTAGCCTCCGCGTAAATGTCTTTAATATCAGCCACTAGGTTTGAGCGTTCCTCCTCCAACCGCTCAATGCGGTCCACAATGGAGCGTAGCCGGTCGGTTGCCACTTCGTCCGACGTTGCCGTGCGGCGGCGGTTGTTTAGGGCGTCGTGAATGTGCCCCACGTCTTCGGCTGAAACTTGCATCGTCATTCTTTCATCCCAGCGGGAAACGGCGGCGGCGGTTCGACGTGCGTCACAACTCGTAACCCACAAAACATGCGGGGGGAGCCTGACACGTCGCTAACGTATGTGGTCCCCGTTGCCGACCGCAGTTGCCCGCGCAACTGGTCTGAAATCGGCGGAACGTTTTTCCACCTGATTATAACCGTTTTTGCCATTTTAGCGTCCTTGGGGTTACAGGCCGGAGCCAGCGAAGCGGTGATCAACGCCAGCGCAGATAAACGCTGTGTGGCCTAGGCAATCGTCGCAAATGCGGTTCCCCGGCCCAAACGACAGGAACATTGAAGAGCACCCTCCAAGGCATCGGCGCATCGCCTCGGTCGATACCTGCGGCTGCACATCTTCATCATGACGTTCAACGCGCTTCATTCGCGCAACGGTCTTGTCAGGTGGTGGGATATCTCCTGACAGACGCAAGCGCTTAATGACCGCCTCAATGGCCTTGATCGAACGGGGCGCGCCATCGGCTGCAAGCGCCGCCGCTATGTCGCGATGCGGCGTTTTGTCGGCAACAAATTGGGCAATACGCCGGTCAAACTCCACGTCTGACTTACACAGCACCAGTTTACCAGCATCATTCCGCTGCGCCGGATACAACGCGTAATCAGGGACGGGCGGCAGATATTCAGGAAGCCTGCCCATTTTCCGAAATTTGGACACCCGGTCGTCGAGAGCGTAAAGCGTTAGCGTGTATCCCTCATCGGTCATCGCCTTAAATATCTCAGCGCGGCTTTTGCCTGACTTGTGATGGGCAATGATGCGTTCATCGCGCGCTTCAATGCTGGCTCGCCATCCTGTGTTTTTTGTCATGTTCGCTCCCCTCGGTTCATGGTTTGTCGGGCACAAAATCCTCGTAGGACACCTGCCCATCTGTTGCGTCCTTAATCTGCTTGGCTTGCGCCAATGATGGCGGACGCTCTAATCGCGCCCACCGGCTGATTTGCGACACGTCAAAGCCGGAAATCTCGGCAAATTGAACGTAGGTCATCCCGATCCCTCGGAGATATTCTGTCAGGTTCATATCCAAAGATTGGCAAGGCGATGCCGAACCGTCAACCTATTTTTGCTGGCCTGACAAATTATCGGTTGACGGACGTTTGCCCATCCGGCAATCTTACGTCAGCAAATGGAGACGAACCGATGACAAAGTTGGATGCATATAAAGGGATAGAGACGCAAGCGGCAGATAACGCGTTCAACGCCTACATTGCCCGAATGGGAGCCTCAATGGGCAAGGCAATTAAAAAAACCAAGGACCATAAGTTTGGAGCAAATATCGCCGCTTCAAGAGCTGCATGGGATGCCGCACAGAAACCCGGCGCGGATGTTCTGTCAGTTTACGATGCGGCGTTTAACGCGGCATTTACCAGTCTGACCGCGCGGTTTGATCCCACTGCCGAAGAAATGCTGGCCTATGAACGGAGCATTGGACAATGAGCGGCGCGACTGGACGCCGGATGATGCCTGAGCGCGTTGTTTTCGGGTCGGGAGGGCAATGTAGTGTTTCCGGCATTGCCATGCCTCACGAGGATTATATTCGGCCATTATCTAATGGTGAACGACATTTAGGACGTTTTATCGTTCCGCCATTTCAGCGTAGCCTTGTTTGGACGATAATTCAAAAGTCTAGATTGATTGAAAGTATTTACATGGGTCTACCGATTGGTTCTATTGTTTGGAACCAGACTACCCATGACAATATGTGCGACCAATGGCTTTTAGATGGTCAGCAACGTGTATCTGCTATCTGCGGATATTTGGCGAGCGAATTCTCAGTTCGAGGGTGGTTTTTCAGTGATTTACCAGTGATCGAACAGCGCCATTTTCAACGGATGGGCATTGGTGAATTGGTGACTAACATCCCAACGGAAGCGGCGTGCCGGAATATTTATAATCGGCTTGTTTACGGCGGAACGCCTCACGAACCAAAGGAGATATGCCAATGAGCGCCGTCGTCAAATGCCCGTGTGCGGCGTGCGACGGTGAAGGCTGGAAGGAAGTCCCGCTTGCGACGTTCGCCGCTGATTGGACGTCACATACCAAGCGACTGCGGTGCGACGATTGCGACGGGACTGGCGAGGTTATCGCCGAGTGCCAGCACCCCAAATGCAATCGGTATGCGGCAGTTGACTGCCGACAGAACCCCGGACCCGATGGGCACTATGATGACCGATATCTATGCACCGAGCATTACGCCGATTGGCGGTCAACGTTTGATGACGAATTGTCAGAAGCCGTCGCAGACGTTGAACGCGACGTGCGTGCGGCTGAGGCGGAATTTACACAGGCACGAGGCACGCAATAATGACCGACACCAAGCCGCGCACGCGGCACCCATCGGCTAACATCCCGTTAGAGACGGTGGAGGAATTGAATTTCCGGCTTTACCTGTCACGGATGGAGCCGCCGATGACGCCGGAGCAAAGCGCGCAATCGGTTTACGTGTCGTCTGACAGGCATGGCAAGCCGGTTACGCAAGACGACGCATCACGGCGGCGACAGGCCAAGCACCAGTTGGCGCTAACCCGCGATTTTCTGCGCATCGCCGTCGATATGCACCTGATTGCGCGCAGTTGGCCTGATCCACAAACCACCGAGGATGACGCACAATGAACCCTCTATCTCTGATTATCCGGTTGCCGACCGTGTTCCAACAGGCTGGCTGGAGCTATGAACGAACAGCGGCTGAGGCGGTAACTGCGGCGAACGCGCTTAACCAAGCTGTGTTTGCCGCTCACGACGGCGGCGTTGTGACGGTTTACCCGAGTTCAACCGATGTTGATGTGGCGTTGGCGCTGTCCATTGCCCGATGCACGCCGATCCCCGCCGACTGCCGCGCTGCCGCCACCAACGCGGGGATTGCCGTCAAAGACCACAACGGGCTGGGAGATCGGGGAGCATGACCGTCTATCAATTCCGTTCTCCATCAGCCCGTAACGCGGTGTATGCCGCCTACGAAACTGCCCGCGACGACATCCCAGCGGATAACCGCATTCTGAATGCGGCGAACCAAATATCCGCGATGATCCAAAACGGTGATTTCGACGCTCTACCACCGCACACGCTGCGGATGCTGGAGCACCTGCCGCCAGCGCTGGCCGAGATTGCGGGGAATGTGTTCACGCTGCGGAAATTGGCCGAACGCTGCGAAGTGGTCGATCTGCGGCAGTGGTCCACCGGACAACGAGGGGATAACAAATGAGCGACATCGACCAAACCGAGACGCTGAGTTCTCTGCCGCCGATGATCCAAACGGCTGGCGATGTGGCCATCCGACCGCCTGAGACGGTGCCCAGCGCCCCCACAAACGACGCAGCTATGGTTCTGTCGCTGATGACGCAGCTCGTCATGTCGGGCGATATGACGGGCGAAAAGGTGGCGGCGTTGGAGCAGTTGGCGGGACTGCAAACCACCATGGAGAACCGCCAAGCGGAGCGGGCTTTCTCGCGTGCGTTTGTTGCGATGCAAAGCCAACTGCCACGCATTAAGCGGGATGGCACACTTCAATACCCCGTCGATAAAAACAAGCCGGATGGCCCAATGCGCAAGATCGCGTCATACGCGCGATGGGAAACGCTGATGGAGGGTATCCAGCCGATCTTGTCGGATCACGGGTTCGCGTTGTCGTTTAAGAATGTCCAACGGACAGGCGACGGCGGCGGGTTGGGCATCTGCGCGGTGTTGCGCCACATTGATGGGCATACGGAAACCGGCGAACCGTTCTACGTTCCCCTCGACACGTCGGGAGGAAAAAACAACGCGCAAGCCTATCGTTCGTCTGCCTCATACGGACAGCGTGGGGCCGCTACGCTGGCGTTAAACATTGTCACCGAGGAAGATGACGACGACGCCAAACACCTGACTGGCGAGATCAAGCGCGTGTCGGATGAACATGTTGGACAGTTGCTCGCCAAACTGGAAGAAGCCAAAATCCCGCTCGGTCAATTCCTCGGCGCGCATACCGACGTGATGGAGATCGAGATGGTCCCCGCCGAAAGTTTTGTCCGGTTGATGAACCGGATCGACACCATCATGCGCCAAAAATCAGCCAAGAAAGATTGAGCCGATGCGAATTTGGTTGGGATACGATCCTCAAAGCCCGGAATGGAAAGCGATAACCGCGAAAATTCCCGAGGCGCGGCTCGAATTTGACCTTGCCGAACAAGGGTCAGCACGCTGGCACTCTATCCGTCTCGGCATCCCCACGGCATCCCGTGCGAGCGATATCATCACCCCCGCCAAGGGCGATCTGTCGAAAGGTCGGCGGAAATATATGTATGAGCTTGTCGCCGAACGGTTGCTCAATGAGCCTGCCACCACGCCGATTGACTACCTGCCCCACATTGATCGGGGCAAAGTCTTGGAGGGGATGGCGCGCGAGGAATACGGTCAAATCGTCGGTGCCGAACCGCTAAAGATCGGGTTCGCGACCACTGATGACCGCGCCTATGGGTGTTCCCCTGACAGCCTGCTTTGGCTCGGGGAGAAGCGCATCGGGCTTGAGATCAAAGCCCCCGGCGCGAAAGAACACATTGGATGCTGGATTGAACATTTGAACGGATCGGACGAAGGTCCGCTACAAAAGCACCGACCGCAAATGCAGTTCCAAATCCTGACCTGCGGCCTGTCGCGCGTGGACTTTTTTTCGTTCCATCCCGACTGCCCGCAACTGTTGATCGAATTTAACCCAGACGACGATTACCTGATGAAACTCGAAGGCCATCTACGCACGTTTTGCGAAGAAATTGACGAAGCCGAAGCACTGATGCGCAAGCAAGGCATCTTTAATGCGGCCCCTACAATGCGGTCGGACGCTGAACGCAAAGCCGATGCGATGATCGCCGACCCTGACAAGATGATGGGTCTACGGGCAGCGGTAGACGGCGGGGATGACGAATTGCTGGCGTTGGCACTCGGGACACTTCGCCCCGATCAGCGAGAGCGTGTGCGGCACGCAATCGAAGTTGGACGCGAGGTGATCGGATGAACGATACGCGGACAATTTATTGCTGCGGATGTTCTTCTGACGCTTTGGCGCGGTTGACTAATGGCGCAGAGATTTATCCCCATAGGCCGGATTTAGCGACTAAATTGTTTTGGCGATGCGCCAGATGCGCCAACTATGTCGGTTGTCACCAATCTCCGCAATCCTCGCCGTTAGGTAATATCCCGACACCTGAATTACGCAAGGCGCGCGGCCACATCCATGCAGTTATTGATCCAATATGGAAAGGAAAGCGCATGACCCGTGGCAGTCTTTATAAAGCAATATCCGACAAAATAGGGAGGCAATACCACACTGCCGAAATACGCACGATTACGGAAGCCCGAGAAGTTTACCGGGTAGCGTTGGAAATTATCCGGGGATTGCCAACATGACCGCCAACCCCAAGCATCGCCGGTTCCGGTCGCGCGCGCATTTGGCGCACGTTTCCACGCACGCGTGTTGCGTTCCGGGGTGCGGCGCTTGGCCGGTTGAAGTTCATCACCTGCTGATGGGGCCGGAACCCAAAGGCCGAGGGATTAAGGCAAGCGATTATTGGACCGTGCCGCTCTGTCACGCTCATCACCTCGGCCAAGACAGCCCCCACCATCACGGGAACGAGGATGAATGGGCGGAAAGCCATGATGTCCATTTAAGGTCCGTCGCATGGCAAATGGTATGGCATTCACCCGCGCGAATAGACATCATTTTACACGAGCGCGCCATCCAACAAAACAAATTGCTGTATTGGCAAAATACCCGTTGACGCATTCCGCGATGTGCGGCATGATCCAGTCATCGAAACGCAGGAAGGGACCAACCAATGACCAAATCAATCAGCATCAAATCCGCGATGGAGACAGCATTCCCGACATTTGGGCACGACGTTTGCCATTGGGCGATGCTGATGACGCAGGCTCGGACAACGCGGTTTCCGTCGGTAAAAGCCGACCGGCTTCGCGCCGCCGCAGAGACCCGCGCGGCCATGTCGCGGACCAATAGCCTGACAATCAACCGCTGATCACACGAGGAAATCAACCAATGACCATTTTGAAAACCAACAAGTTCCCCGCTGAATTGCTTTGCGCCGTTGGCGACGGCATTCCGACTTTCTGCCGGTCGGCTCGCGTGTGGGATAACGAGGACGGCACGGCACAGGCATCAGCCGACGAAAGCGAGATCGTCCACGTTCGCCGCGCCATCCGGCTCGCGAAAGAAAACGCCGCCGCTAATGCAGCGATGGCCGAGGCGTCATTGACCGCTCGGAATATCGCCGCCATTCGTGCCGCACGGACGGGAGGATAGGGCATGACCGATACATCGGCACTGATTAACGCGCGACGTCATTACCTGACGGCGGTTGAACGAAATCTGATTGCGAACGAGGCGTATCTTTTGTCAACATCCGTCGATTGCTCCGAAACCGACAAAGGTCTAGCTATTTTAGAGCGGGCGGAATCTGGGCTGGCGGTAAAAGCCACCATGTCCGAATATCTCAAGGCTCGCGATGCGTGGTATGCCGCCGAAATGGACCCGACGCCATGAACGCCGCAGAGTTTCTGACGTTACGCAAGGCGTGCGGGTTGTCCGGCGTGGATGCGGCAAAATATCTCAATGCCCTATCTTCACAAATCACATGTTGGGAAAAGGGGCGCGAGAAAGTCAGGCTTGATGCCGCCGACAGGCTTCGCGAGTTGCATCGCTTGGTTTTGTATGTTTCAGATCGGTTGATTGAGCACCACAAACAGCTTTTCCCAATGGGCTGGGATATGGTGGTCTACCGCTACAAAACCGCCGAACAATACGCAGGTAGCAGCATGGCCCAGAACGGAGCGCCGTTTTGCGTTCAAGACGGGGTGATCGGTCGGGCCGTATCGACACTGATCGCCGACGGGGTTCCGGTGTCGGTGGAGTTTTACCCGGAACCCGAAGAAGTGAAAACTTAACGCGCAACAGCCACGACAGGCGCGTCAGATGGCTTTGCGGGCGGCGTGACGGGGATTGCCCCGATGATCGCGCACGCATCCGAGACCGCCGCTGCGGTTCGGCCTGTGACCACGACGGGCGCGCCCAGCGCATCGGCCAGCGCGACCACAATGGGTCCGGTTGTCGTCGCCTTGGCGCAGAACAGTTGCCCAGCGACGATTACACGTTCGGCCTGCGCCTGTTGCGCGGGGGAACAGGCAACCAGCATGATGACGGCGATCACGGACGCTGCGGCAGCCCCGAACAGCACGACCTGAGCGTAGCGAGCGCGGGCGATCTCGAACTGTTGACGGATGCAGTTCATCATTTCAAACCTTCATTCTTGGCGCGGCCAAAGTTCCAAGCGAGCACATTCACGATGCGGTAAACAACCACGTAGACCCACCCAGCAGCGGGCTGCGGGGGCGGTAACTGGGTAGCGAGCGGCGCGGCTACTGCGACGAGGAACGCCACGTAGGGCAGGAACGGCCCGATGCCGGGGATCGCCGAAAGCGCTGTGAATACGTCCACGCGTCACCTTACCTTTCTTAAAACGCTCCGTGAAGCGCCCAATGTCCGACTATCAGCCCGAGCACAAACCCGCACACCCTGCACCGACTGCCTAGCAGCCAACCCAGCAATCGACCGCAGCGTGCAGCCACGCCGCTGTCTCTGCCGTCCATGTCGCCGCACGAGAAACCCAGGGACAG